TCAGGATGTCCTCCACTCGTATTAAACGAGTGAGACCCACCTACGTTTCAGAGTAAGGCTGTAGGGCCTTGGAAGAAACTCCAAGTGATCCTCGTCCTGGGTCGGAGGGTACAAGAAATCAAGTACCCGCCCGGCCAGAAGTCGAAAACACTTCGCGAGCGCCGAATCTCCTTCAAGGGGATCTTCGGTGCTAGGCGTCTCCGCAACGTAGCAGCGCGTTTCACGACGCTGCAAGAAGCGATTCCACCTAAGGCGAGGCACAACTTCGCTGTGGAAGTGCCACCCCAACGCGGGGCTGTCAACGGGCACCTGGGGAAGCTTCCCCAAGACGCGCTCCACGGCCTTTTTCATGGCCATGGCACACCGCACGTAACCTGCTGCATGCAGCTGGTTACATGTGGCAACAGTTGACACGATACCCGAAGAATCTTTCCGACTTGTCGGAAGATCACGACGCATGTAGACTGGTGTCACATGCGAACCGTCGTAACCATCCACGCCACACGACTCTCTGAACTTGCCAGTCCAGAAAGACTTGTGACGGTTGACTTTGAAGCCTAGGGCTTCAAGGTCTGTACAAGTCGCAGGTGCCTCGTCCGCGGGGAAGATTAGATCATCCCCGTAGACGTAGACGTCTCGGCTTTGTTCGTAGACGAGACGCCGGGTCGGGAATCGCCCTGCCCTCCAAATGCGTGAAGCAATGATGCTCGTATAGAACACCAAAGCTTCCACCGGAAAGCAGAGAGCGGAGCCCATTGACGCGAACTTCTTAAGGGAGAGGATCTCCCCGTTTGGAAGTTCCGCACTCGTGCTTCGGCACGCCATGACCCAATCAAGAAGGACCTGATTGGATTTTAGGAGCGCCTTGGCGTGAGCCAAGGAAACGCGGTCGCTAGCTTCTTTCATGTCGATGGTGGCGAACCTACCATCTGACGATGAAAGGAGAGCTAATTCTTGATTGACGCTCTGGTTCGTGAAGTTCACGTGACCACCCGTCAACACGGATGTTTCCATCCGGTGAACAAGAATCGCCTTCAAGCCCTGCTGTGCGAATTGCATGCACACGGGCTCTACAGCAATGACACGAGGCGTCTTCAAGGTCTTAGGGACAAGAACCACCCTGACGGGCGGTTCGTCCCGGGCATTGACTGGGACTGGCAGAGGATCGTCAACGGACGGATCGTGGGGCCCTTGGAGGGCCCTCGCGAACCGCTCGTGGGTGAAACCCACATCCGAAAGCCGTTCATGCCAAGTCAAGAAGCGCCACTTTCCGTTTCCGGAGATGTGCTCCCTTGTCGCCCCCGGCCCGTGCCTAGGCATCATGTCGAGGAAGTCCTCGATGCCAACTCCGAGATCGCTGATAAGGATTTCAGCGACCTTCTCGAAGTAGCGATGCAGTTGGTCGGATCCACCGGAGGAAGACACCGAATCGTCGCACTGCTTGTACTCGTCAATGGCGTCCTGCTCACGCTCTTTGGAGCACGAGCGTTGGATCTTCTTGCCGAAAAGGCAAACCTGCCTCACGGCTCGAATGCAATCCACCGACGGGTTGGCAAGCAGAATTCCCTGAGCGTCAAACACTTGAGTCAGGAATCCCTGCATGAAAGCGGGAATTCCAGCATGCCCCCTCTTCTTGAAGGAGAGGAACATGCCAGGCCTCACCGAGCCAAGCGCAAGACTTCTTTCAAAGTCCCGCGCAAAATTCGGTAGGGTGATAGTAATGAAACTATCACCCTCGTGTTCGACACGTGATCGCAACGTTTTAACGTCGCGAGACACGGGGGCACCACTCATCCTGCCGCAATCATGCAGCAGGTCCTCGAGGAGTCCTACAAGGCTTTTCACGCTGCCTCCTTTAAAAGAGTGTAGCGTCCAGGGTGTTCGCAAGAACATTCCCCGGTCCCATCAGCACCTAGCCAGCCTTCTCTCCCCAACTCGTTAGGTTTCCCTATTGAGCATCTTGAGGAGATTGGCGGACGAAAGGAATGCCACCAAGGCGTTGCCCAGGTTTTGTCCGTCCGTCGCCGTCAAGCCAGTTGTCGGCATGTCCAACGTGAACGAGGCCGTCATGCTTGCCAGAAGATTCTGGGCAGGCACGAGAGGGTCCGCCGCGAAGGAATCACGCCGCAGGCGCGCAACACAGCGGTTCCGCTTCCCCTCCTGGTGCTGCAAGGTGAGGGTGTAAACCACACCTGCATCATTCAGGTAGTAGGCGGAACTGTCGAGCCCGCGTCCTGAAGACGCAAGACTCTTTGCCACTGTTGCGTAAGTGACAGAAACAGGGTCTGCGAACAATGGAGTGTCCTCGAAAAAGGGTTTAACTTCGGCCGAACTTGGACAAACCAAGCGAGGCCAGGATCCCGACTTGCTTCGGACTCAAATCCGACAGCCCGTTCGAGACCCGACCGAAGGGATTGAACCCTGACACTCGAGCCTTGATCTCTGTAATCCTTGTACTTGACAAGGTAACGTCGACCGGCTGCCAATCACGCCCGTAGACGTAAGTTGGGAGTGGAGGCCAGGTGTGGTACATGGAACATTGCGCAGACACAGTAGTGATACTGTGTCGCATGGTGTACCCATATACCTGAACAAGGTTGTCGACGGCTCCTGGACTGATGGCGGAAGCAATTTCGCCAACGTCCGTGAACCAGTCGGAGAGCCAGGACCAGGGCATAGCGTTCCAGATCAGTTCAGGCGTTGGCAACGCCCCGAACAGAGCTGCACGTGCCCGAAGCCCCCACAACGACGATGATGTGTCTGGGATCCAGTAAACGTATTTACTGGCGTACCAGGTTTTCGTCTTCGTCGTGCTCGTGACAGTGTACCGTGTACCACCTCCAATCGCTGGAGGAGGCTCGAACAGGGCACCGACCCATGGATAGGGATACTCGTGCACCTCTTGAGCACTGTCGTTCGTCTCATCCAGAGTAGCTTTCCGGCGAATGCCTTTCCCGTTATTCCTAACGAGATCGGCCACACGTCGGTCGAGTGTCTGCCACAAGTAGTAAAGCTTGCGGAGATCTCGGACAAGCGGTTTCCACCCAAACTCGACGTTAAGAACCTCTTTACCGGTGTTTTTACTACCGGGACGGAGGAACTTCTTAACTTCGGCCTGCAGGTACCTTGGGATCTGACCGAGCGGCATTCCGTGAAGGAGCTGCCCGAACAGACCTTTGGTAAAAGGGAGAGTCGGCAAGCCGTCCGAGCGGAGTTCCGTGAGGAACACGCCCAAATCGGCCACTGGCTTACCAGGCTTCGTCTTGTTGAACCCGATAATGCCCCAGTCCTGTAAGGGACCGAGGACGGATACAACAGACGGAGGGGTAGGAAACTCAGGTACTCGAGTACTGGCCAGGGGCGAGACGCCTATTGAGCGCCCCGTATAGACCGTATCGAAGTACTTGTACGGCTGGTCCACTGAGCCTTGATGTTGCAGCTTTTCGCTGTACATCAGGAAAGGACCGCCACCATCCCAGCTTCCTGAAGGGAGCTTGTGATGGTTCTGTGAGGCGAGAAGAGCTTGATAATCGTACGCATAAATCTTTGCAAACGTACCCGAGGCGCTATACCCGCAAGGGATCGGCGTCACGGAATAGCGAATGCGCGGAACGTACGACATCGTGGATGACTCCTTCCCTCGGTGACAACTGAGGTGAGGCGAGTGGTATACGCCCGGCGGCCCTTCACGG